GCGGCGCCACTGGTCACATCCTCGGCGCTCTCTTGCCTTGATTGGAGCTTGGCCGTAACGCCCAACTCATCCACCAAGATGTTTTGAGCTTCGTCCCCGCTGGTGGCGACTACCTTAAATTGGAATCCACGGCCTTGGCGCGTGCCATTGGTCAAGGGTTCCCAATCGGTATAAGTCGGATCAGAACTACTGGGATCGTTGGTCGTACTGCGGACATACAACTCGGCATTGACCGCATCCAAAGTCCCACCATCAATGCTGCCGCTCCACTGATCAATCGGTGTCTCACGATCATCCCAAAGGTCGCCAGGCAAAAACGCACGAGTCGTCAGACGTTTTTGGAAATCAACATCAAAAACACCATAGGTTAGATCCAATGTCGATCCAAACTCGTATTCACCCTCATCGACAATGCCGCCTTCGCTGTCGATTGATGGCAATGCATCAAAATCACCATCAACTGCCATGGCATCAATAAAAATGCCTTGATCGAGAATCAGCGCGTCTTGATCGGCGCTGTAAAGCATGTTTGTCAGGTTGCCTTGGAATGGCGGACTGGTGGTGTCCTCGTTGTACGTTGCGACCGTGTAATCCTTCTGTGGATCAGGCAAGGTCACCACAACGAACGTTGCATCCTCTGATCGGTTGCCGCTGCTGTCTTCAAACTTCACCGCATAAGTACCAGCCAGCAAGCTAACGCGGGCTTTGGTTGATACGCCAGACACACTACGCCTGATGTCTGTGGTGTCCTGCCAATCGACCAAAGATGTCTTGGTGGTGTGCCGGATAATCACCTTGCCGCCAATCAACACATCAAGATCAGTTGCTGCATCCCAGCTCAGCTCGGCGGTCTTACTGGTGATCTTGTCGATGCTGAGGTTTTGGACATTACCAGGCAACGCTGTTTTGCCAATAACCTCAAATGAAGTGCTGCCTGCTTTTGATTTACGACCAATGACATTGACGGCATAGATTTCAACTTCATAAACGCCTTCCTGCGCGTTTGTTATATCAACCTGCGTTGTGGTTGTTTCGGTCAGTTCATTCCAGTTGCCTTCGTCCACGCGGTAACGAAGCCGGTACGCAACAGCTCGTTCGCTGACGCTCCAACTAACGGAAACCATCACAAAGACTTTGTTGCTATCGGCGTATAGGTTTTCGCTGAACTGGATGTTTTTTGGAGCTGGTGGCGGGCTGCTAAGGATGCTGATCTGCTTGGTTTGTAATGCCTCGCCAGATTCGACATAGGCGTATTTGCTGCTGTTGTATGACAAAGCAGCAACGCCATAAGCACCACTTTCTGTGTCCTCATTGACGCTAAGGACGCGCCAGGTAGTTGGGTTGATTGCTGATTTGGTCAGCAGCCAAATGGTGTTAACGCTCGGTGCCTGACTGAACGCAGATGTGACAGTGATCGTGCGGGTGCCGCTGTTGTAGGAGTCAACAGTGCGTTCCTCAATCAAACCAGTAGGCAGCACCACTGACAGCACATCACCGCTGGAGATGCTGCGCGTGACATCAATCACAACCGTCGTCGTAGTGGCACTGCTCACCCGACCACTCATGCGGGTGCCAGCTCGCATCGGATCCGCCACCTTGATGATCATGCCCGGACGCAGCACCACGCCGGACTCCATGCCAATGCTGAAAGTGATCGTCTCGCCTTCGTACTGATTGCTGTAGAGCAGCCAACGGCCTACTCGTGCGGCTTGACTTTGACTGGTGCAGGCAAACGCCTCAATCTCCTGTTTGATCACGCCATACTTGTCAATCTGATCGGCATCCTCGACAACTTCCGTGGCGGTGTCTCGCGTGTCTGGATCGAAGTACCGGACGCTGACGACTGTTGGCCTGGTTTTGATGTCGCTGCCTGCGTAGCTGAAATCACCGTTGATGACGTTGGCAGGACTAAACAGGTAAGAAGCATCTTGCGGGCGATCTTGAGCGATCGTGATGCTGCCATTCGCCCAGTACGCCTGACTCCTAAAGACACTCAGCAGATTGTTGATCAGCGTGAAGGCTTCCTCGGCTGATTGGATGTTGGCGTTGCACGAGAAGCGTGGCTCTTGCGTAGGTCCGTTGGGCAGGCCAGTGTCCACCAGCTCGTTGGCATATTGGCTGGCGGCATAGAACGCCCACTTGTCTAGGCGCGAAGCATTGCCGTTGAAACTGCTTTTTTCTGCATCAGTCAGAATCTGCTCGCCTGCTCCATAGCGGCGGCTGGTTAGCAGGTCATACAGGATCCAAGCAGGACAGGCACACCATGTCGCAGCAGCAAAAGTGCCATCCCAAGTACCTGCATAAGTCAGCCGCCCTGTGGTGGAATCCACGGTGGCATTGCTTGGGATCCTGATTTTGATCCCTTTGATGTGATAAACACGGTTGGGAATTGAGTTGAACTCCGAGGCGTCTACCTCCACACCAATGACGGCGCTATTGGGATAACGCAGTTTTGAGTCAACGATTTCAACATACGAAGTCCAGGCAAAAGCGTTCTGGATATTGGCGGCTGTTGAATCACCGCTAATGCGACGGATGCGAAAATCAACAGGAAAGTTGTTTGCAATGGTTGTATCGTTCCAACCTGTTACGTCGCGTAGGTTGATTTCACGGCTGAAAGCATACCCACCAGTTGTTTTGCCTTTGATTGTTTCTTGCTTGACATTGATGTACCCGCCACCATTTAGTTGAACGTCAACTGCGTAAGTAAATTTGGAGCCACCTACATTTCCGGTGGTTGTTGATGTTGTTACTAGAGATGGAACTGAAAAGTTCAGGCGAACACGATCAACATCTGTATCTACAATCTGTTTATTTACGCCACCTGCGGGTCTTGGAACATCAATAAAATTCTCGCTAACTGTCGAGTCGCTGTATCTGCCTATGTAATCATCAGTTACCGTGAAACTGTTTGTTGTAGCGGTGTCAACGGTGTCAATGCGTGATGGTGTTGGATAGTTGTAGTTTTTAAGCGGACCAGTCCAGGCCTGCATTTCAATCTGCATCCCAGCCGTTAGACCATGGTTAGGTGCAGTAATTGTTAGTGTGTCGCCGGATTTTGTGTAAGTTGCATCGCTTACTGCAACTGATCCTCCATCAACCTGAGCGGCCGATAGATTGCCGGCTTTGTCTGTCCAGTCAATGTAAAAGTAGCTTGCAGATGCAGGACTCGCTGGGACTACTGTATAGACCTTATTGTAGCTTCCTGCATTTGTGTAAAGCGTGCTTGATGTGCGGGTAGTATCGTTGCTCTTATATAGAAAACGGATGTAGACGTTTTGAGATGTGTTCCAGGTTCCGCTACGGGCGGCAACTTCAATTTTGATGCGCGGCTTAATTGCGTACACCTGACCACTGGTGCGCGTAAAGCCAGTGCTATGCCGAGTCACAACAAATGTATTAGTTGTTGCGGAGTTGATGGTATAGAGCTTGTCGTAGGGTGAGTTGTAATCCTTGAAGTTAAGAAACACAGAATCACCGGCAATCATGCCGTGAGCGTTCCAAGTGACTGTGATGTCAGTGCCGCTCCGCGTAAACGTCGAATCAGACCATTCGCGTGACCAGCTACCTTGGAGGTTGTTTTTGGCGGTGATCGTTTGCCCGACCGATGTTTCTGTTTCAACTGCCGGAAACAGTGGAATGTAATCCTGGTTTTGGGTGCCGGTTTTCAGCGTGCGCGTGACATCTGTGAAGTTGTAGGTTCCGTCTTGATCTTGTAGTGGTACATCATCAACAAAGATCGACTTATCACCATCAACCAGTCCTTCAATTTCGCCTTCGCTCAAAAGATCCAAGATGCGCCCATAGGCGCGTGATTGCAGCGTGTCTTTGTAGATCGTCGGCGTGCGTGATTGATATGTATTGCTGCTGCCACCGCCAAACGCACCAGCAATCTTCGGAGTGTTGTCGGTCATAGCGAGTCGGTGTTAGTGATGCCGGCGCTGATGGTCACGCTACCAACGTGCATCTTGCCGTACACAACAGGAATCGGTGTGCCTTGGATGCTGGTGTTTTGCGTGCCGCTGAAGCTGTAACTCTTGGATGCACGCGGATTGCTGGCGGCAAAGTTTGTCTGGTTTGTGGCAGTGGGCGAAATCAGACCGGCAACGCCGCCCAGAACCATAGATGCGCCGATGGCTCCGATTGCTGTTGATGCTGCGGCGCCAAGCGTGAAGCCAGACTGCACCGCAAAACCAGCAGCCAAGGGTCCAGTTGCTGTGCTTCCAAATGCACCGGCTCCAAGACCCAAGAATCCGCCGCCCAGTGGTGCCGCCAGGATCGCAAGCGCAATCAAACCAATCCCAGCAAAGATGCTGCCCGTATTGCCGCCCGCACCAGTCAGAACCGGCGTGATCGAAATCACCCGATCGGGTGAACACGGCATTGCGAAGTCATCCTCGCCAATCCGTGTCCTGCCTGCCATCACCCGATAGCCGATGCCATCCTTGGCACTGTCGATCAGCCACTGTTCCAGCCCACAGAAGTTGGCGCACAGGAACCGCACCGCTTCAGCCGGGCTGGACACATCAGCACGGAACACACGCTGGCCTAAGTAGGAAGCGAGCTGGCCGTAGACCTTAACGACTTTCATGCCGCAGCACCTTCCCGGTGCATTTTAGGAGCCATTCGCCCAACAGGTCACGACTTGACAGCCGCCTTGATAGGTGATGCAGAACATACTGATCACCGATGTAGACGGCAACGTGGTTGAGCGTCTTCGACTGGATCGACATCAGCAGGGCGTCGCCCACCTGCATTTCACGCGCTGACACCACACGGAAGCCAGCCTGCTCATAGAGCTGCTCAAACATCGGCGCAGCCTCCCACTCCTCCAGTGGCGGGCGATCCCAATCCGGCAGATCCAAATCCCACTCCTGTTTGTACCAGTCGCGCACGCAGCTCCAGCAGTCCATCACGCCATAGCAATACTCACGACCGATCAGCGGTGGCTGGTAGTCGTTGGGCAGTGCTTCTCCCCACTCGCCAGTCAGCGGGTTGACGATGTACCAGGGAAGTCCGCTGCGGTTGCACGCCACCTGATCCGCCATGCTTGGCTGCGGGCGCGATGCAGGATGGCTATGGATGATGGCAATGATCTCACCAGCGTCCTCTGCGGCGGCATAGTCGGCCGGATCAAGCTGGAAGTAGTCGGTAGCAGCCTCCGAGAGATTGCTGCACGGCCAGTATTTCTGCTTACCCTTGACCACCACCAACAAGCCGCAAGCCTCCCTGGGGAACTCCCGCTGGGCGTGGAGATGTGCAGCGGTTTTGGCGGCATCCTTGATCATGTGATTTGTCCAACCCCAGGGAAGCCGCCGAAGGGTAGCTTTTTATTGGTGCCGAAATGCTCCTCGCAGGCTTCCAAGGTTTTGGTGCAGGTCGGCAACGTACCGGCATAACTGCACTCCGCGCTCTTGTAGATCCATTGGCATTTCTGTGTTGCTTGGCGTTTGGGTAGACGGACACCACGCATGTCGAACACACTGGCTAGCTCCCACTCGATCACGTTGCGGTTCTCGGTGGTCTTACGCGAGATCAGGTACACCTCACGCGGAAACTCGGCATAAGGATCAGCAGTGGCGTTGGTGCCGCCTGTGAAGTTACTGGCATCTAGGTATTTCTTCAGGGTGCGGATGCGCGTCACCTTGGCATTGATCAGATCATTGCCAGGCGTATAGGCGTTCACATCCAACAGCGCCAGCGTCAGCAGGCCATTGAGGTTGGCAACACTAATGCGCGGCGTCGGTAACTGACCAGCACCGGAATACTCAAACCCATCAGCCTGCACAGGAAAGCGGCTGTAGGTGTTGCCTGCCCAGACCAGATCACCCGATAGCTCATTGGTGCCAGCGTGGAAACGGTATGTCGTGGTGGTCGGCGGACTGGAAGGGTCGTAATGCAATCCTGAAATCAGTGCCAGCTCAAACAACTCGATAACAGCACTCGGGTTGATCTTTTGCAGCTCCTCGCTGACCATGCTGACCGCTGCCCAAGTGACGGTGCCATCAACGACAAAGCCTTCAAGACTGATGCCGTCATCGGTCTTGTAGAGCTTGGTCGGCCAGACGGGTTCAGTGCTGCCGGTAGTACCAGCAACGATGCAGCGGAAGACAAAGCCGAAGCCGGTCTGCGTGGTGGCGCGGACAACATCACCGATGCTCTTGGCAGTAGTAGCAGCCCAAGCTGTGTACGCCATCAGGGTTCAAATACTTCGCGGAAGCTGGCCGTGATGTTGTTAAAGTTGCAGCTCACCTGACTCGTCTGCCATTCGCTGCACACCCATTTGCCGGCATAACTATTGGGATCAGTCCAGTCGAAGGATTCCGTAGCACCTCGCGCACGCAGAAAGGTAAGGATATCGTCGCGCTCCGTATCGGTTCGATTGTTGAACTGAAGTTGCCAAGTCTTCGGCTGAGTATTGACGCCATATGCGAGGCGTTGCTCATAGCCATCGCCAAACTTGACGGTGCGCACGACTGGCGCCTCCGACAGGTCAGCGCTGAAGCTAGGCGTGTAAGTGAAGGTGGCCATTATGCGAGCAAGCCTCCGGGACGCTTCTGTTTGATCAGTTCCTGCTGCACTGCAATGCTCATGGCCTTGCCAAGCTGATTGGCCTGCGTGCCATTGCCTTGCACATTAGAACCACTGGCGTCAACATTAACCGTCACGCTCACCGCACCACCACCGTTGGCGGCCTGCACACCGAGGCGGCCATCACGCCCGCGACGCAGCGGCATGATCGCCTCAGGTCCAGCCTCGCCCATTAGGCCAACGCCTTTAGCAAAGTGGAACATCGTCGGCCTGCTCACGATGCCACCGCTGGCAAACTTTTGGATGCCGTTCTGGGCGTAGACGTTGCCCATGGCGTTCGGTTTGATATTGAATAGATCCATGATTCCGCCGGTCAATGGCCTAATGATTGCTTGGCGGATCGCGATGCGAGCAATGTCAGCGATGATGCTGTTGGCCAGATCGGTGAAGTTAGCCTTGCCGGTCGTGACAAAATTCGTCAGCTGATCCTCAAGGCCTTGGAATGTATTGATAACAGCATCACCAACCTGAGCGCCTAAATTTTTGATTGATTCGTAGTAAGCCGTGATCTTCTCATTGAAGTTCGCGCCAAAGCTATCCTCTTGATCCTTTTGCTTCTTGTTAGCAGCGTCCAAAGCAGCGGCGCGATCACGCAATAGCGCAACGTGCTTGGCTAGTTCTGGATTGGTGGCGGCCAGAATGTCCAGTTGCAGGAGATTGATTTGCGAATTGAGCTTCTCGACTTCAGTCAGCTGCTGCTTGCCTTGTTGCACCTCACGGATCTTGGCGTCGTAATCTTCGAGGCTAGGCAGTAGATCCTTGAGGCCTTGAGTAAATTGCTGTTGAGCAAGGTCTGTGTTCGCCTGTGAAAGCTGGTTAATAAGTTTCTCGAGCGGTTTGATGTCTACCTCTCCGCCAGCCGCTCTAATCTCGCGGAATAACTTAACCACCTGCATGGTTAGGTCGTCAACCGTGCGGTCGTTTTCGCGCAACGCATCAGCTCGATCCGCCAACAGTTTCTCGACTGGGGTCGCGCCAACATTCTTAAAGGCTGCATTTACATCTTCAACTTTACGCGCCAAAGATTGCTGCAAATCAACAAACTGCTGTGTCAGATTATTGCGCTTTTGCTGCAAGCGCTCAGCCTCGCTAGCTGCACGCTTAGCCTCCGCAGCGGCTCGCGCATCTGCTCCACTCATGTCCAGTGCTGTCCGGCCAGTGCGGCGCCCGGTGCCTGGGGATGGGGCGTCGGTCCACAATTTCTGAATCTGCGCAAAGTCTCGCTTTGCTTGATCCAAGCCAGCTCCGAAGCCTTTGCTTAATGCTTCACCTGCCGCTGCAAAATCGCCTTTAAGCGCTTTTCCGATTGCATCAAAACTATAAACAGCAGCCTTAATCAGTTGATCGACTAATTTTATTGTTGCATAAATTACGGTGGCGATCGTTCGCAGGCCACCTTTTATCAACTCAAATAGTGCGGTCCAGTCCTGCTTGCTATCAAATAAATCTCCAAAAACTTCAAGGATTGATTGCAGAGCTGGCAGCAGTGCATCAGTCAGCTCCATGCCAAAACCTTGAACTTTGATGCCAAACTCGGTCAGAGTGTCATTGAACAGATCAGATCGAGCGGCAAAGTCGTCGGAGATCTTATAGGTGAACTTCTCCATGCTGGCCGCGCCTTCATTCAGCAACGGAATCAGCTCAGCACCGGATTTGCCAAACAGCGCCACGGCAAGTTGCGTTTTCTTGGCACCATCCGGCATATCCGCAAACTTATCGGCAATCTGCTTGAGCGCCTTATCGGTGGGGATCAGTTGTCCATTGGTATCTTTTACATTCACGCCCAGTTGCTGAAACTGTCTAGCCAGATCCGTATTGCCTTCTGCTGCCTTAACAAGATTTAGGTTGAACTTGTTGATGCCCTTGCCAAGGGTGCCAATATCAACATCGGCCAGCTTGGCCGCATTGCCAATCCCAGTCAGAGCCGTGGCTGCAATGCCGGTCTTAGCCTGCAGGTTGAACAGTTCATCGCCAGCATCAATCGACTTCTTGACGACAGCAGAGAGGCCGCCAACGATCGCACTACCAGCAATGGCTGCCCCAAATCCTGCGACAGCGCCCTTGAGGTTATTGAAGGACAAGGCGACGTTCTTGGCCTGTCCTTGCAATCCCTGCATCGAGTTGCCAAGCCGCCGGATATTGTTCTCGCCTTGAACGTCCGCCTTGATGCGAAGCATGGCATCCATGTTCATAGCCATGTCAGCCGCTCCGTTGATTCAGAACCATCATGGCTGCGGCCTCCATCACTTGAAGATCCTCCAGCAGCGCACGCGGTTCCTCTACGTCGTACAGCTTAAACAGCCAACGCACCGCTGCATAGTCCAATCCGATCACGCCACTCATTGTGGTGCGCCACTGCGTCTGGACTCGCAGGAACATCTCAACCACTGACCAGTTCTCAGGCAGGATCCCGAAGTCTTCATCCGGTGGCGGCGGGAGGTCTGGCAGCTCGAGACCAAAGGCCGCGGCATCGTCGGCGGTTTCGTCCACAACGCCACCGCCTGCCCAATGCTCAGCGGCCTCGATCAGTTTTTTCGCTTAGCCCCTTTGATGCTGTCCATGTAAGCCTTGAGCACGGCGATGGCAAGAAACGGCACCTCGAGCAATTCGTCGAGTGCTTTCTGGCTGAAGGGGATCTCCTTGCCGTGATCATCGTTGATGCCGGACCAGCCGACCACCACCTCACGGGCGATCTCGGTGATCTGATCCAAATCGCCAAGGTCTTCCAGCTTTTGCAGTTCGGCCACCATCGGACCGATCTTGCTCTGCGGAAGACGCTTGAACTCACCATCGAAGGTCTGACGCTCGTGGCGGCCACCATCAATAGGGACATCGAAGGCGACCGGCCACGAGTAGGTGTCCGACTGCTTAAGAACAAAAGCCAAGGCTATGTGAACACGATTGCGAGTTCATCATTGCCTGAACTGGTCGGAACCGCAATAAACGGCATGTTCAGCATCTGCACGCCATCCTGATCCGAATAGGTCAGGTTGCCCAGGTCGGACTGAGCAGTGGTCACCGTGGCGATGTTG